CCCGACCCCGGACCCAGGTCTCCGCATCTCCATCGAGGATCAGGAACCAGTCTTCCCAGCTCATCCCGAGCACCTCCCCGTGACCTTCCCCCACGGAATCGCATACGAGCAGTTCGACGGACACTGTGCGTCGGTTCCGCAGAAGATCGGCACGCACCAGTTGCAGTCGGCGGGTTTGGCATCGACGATCAGAAGAAACGCAGCCAGCAAAATCGAGCCGATGAGCACGACAATCCAAGCGTTGCGAAGTTCACCGGGCGCAGCAGACATGGCTACTCCTTTCCAAAAGCCTGATCAATACGACCCTGCCGGTAGGCTCTCGTTTTCATTCGATACAGAATTTCGGATGCGGAAACGATGAAGATCACGGCGCCGATTAACAGCAGATCAGCCAGCATGGAATCTCCCTCCTTGCCCTCCATCGTAGCACCGATCGCCCGATTTAAGACACCCCGGTTGGCAAGATCCGAGATTTAGGGTAGTGAAGTCCCTGTGAAGCACGGAAAACGCGTCACCTTCACCGACCGCGAGCGCGAGATCTACGATCTCCGGCACTCCAAGACCCCTCCGGTCCCCTTCGAGGCGATGGGAAAAGCCCTCGGAATCACCAAGGGCTCCGCCCACAGCATGTACCGCGCCATCTGCCGCAAGATGGAGCGGGCACAGATGAACCCCGAAGAGGTGGTCGAGAAGCGCCGGCTCAAAAAGGCCCGCAACGGCAAGCGCGCCCGCTTGAAATTCGACGACCCCGACAAGTCTCCGCCCGAGGCCCAAAATACCGGTACCCCCTCGTTCGAGAAGCGCGACCCACAAACTGCTGCCGCAGTTTTGGATGAAGTATCCCACGCCCTGCGCCCCTCCATGGCCGCCATCGGGCGCAAGTACGGGGTGCCCATAGACCTACTGAATCGCTTCATGGAACGAGTCGACCGCCAGTACCGGGCACTGGTCGAGGAGGTGAAAGCGCCGCGGCTGCAAGAGCTGGTGGACCTGACCGGAGCGCGGGCCCGCGCCGTGCTCCAGTCAATCACGCCCGAGGACATCGAATCCGCCTCGCTGCGCGACAAGGCCGTGGCGATTTCTATCCTGGTGGAGAAGCACCTGCTGCTCGAGGGCCGTCCCACCCAGATCATCGAGAACCGCGAGGATGACCAGAATCTCGACCGCGTGATCGGGTTCGTGTTGGAGGAAGCCAATCGCCGCGGCATCACCTTCGACCTGGACCCCACGACCGGCGCTATCAACCCCATCCGCGACGACCCCAGCCAGTCCTACGGCCCCGGCGCAGGGAAGTTCCATCAGCTCAACGCCAAGCTGAACAAGGAAAATCCCGGTGGCTAAGCCGCGCCCCATCTCGGTGCCCGAGGACCTGTCGGAGGTGGGTCGCCAGCACCTGATCCCCATGAGCCAGGCGCAGTTCTACACCTACGCCTCCGACTTGATGCGCAAGCAACAAACCAAGCGCAAGAACCAGCAGATCCTCTACTACCAGCCCGTGACGAAAGAGGCGATGAAGATCCACACCGCGACAGAAAGATATGTAGGTGTGGGAGGTGGGAATGGCAGCTCCAAGACTGAGACCTGCCTCGTGGACATGGTGGCCGAGGCCACCGGGATCATCCCGTACTCTCTTCGCGACGTGGGCATCGACTGGGCCGAGCGGTTTCGCGGCCCCACGCAGAATCGCGTCATCGTCGAGAGCCTCACGACGACGCTCGAGAACATCATCCTGCCCAAGCTCCAGTACTGGCACTGGACCGGGATCGACCGCCCGGGCGGCCAGCGCGGACACTGGGGCTGGATCCCGCGCTCGTCTCTCATACAGGGCTCGTGGGACAAGAGCTACTCTCAGAAGCTCCGCACCTTGCGCATGTACTGCCGCGACCCGGAGCAGCCCGAAAAAGTGCTGGGGGAGTCGACGATCCAGTTCATGGCACACACGCAAGATCCCTCCGACTTCGCGTCGGGTGACTTCGACCGGGTGCTGTTCGACGAGCCGAGTCGTTATGCGATCTTTCGTGAGAACGAGGCGCGGACCATGCGCGTCAACGGCCGCATCTTCCTCGCCATGACCTGGCCCGATGACCCTGAGATTCCGATGGACTGGCTCTTCGATGAGTTCTACGACAAGGCGCAGCCGGGCGACGCCAAGCACAAGAACTACACCTGGATCAATCTCTATACGACTGACAATCCGCACCTGAACCAAACGGCTGTCAGCGAGCAAGCTGATAGTTGGAGTGAGCAGACGAAGCTGGTGCGAATCTACGGGCAGCCGATTCGCTTCAGCAAGCGCGTGCATCCACTGTTTACGGATCAGGAGCAGTGGTGGTGCTTCGATTGCCAGAAGGTGATCGCGCCCACAGACGGCCGCTGCCGTTGCGGCACGCAGAACATCACGCAGTTCAACCACGTCGAGGATTTCGAGGCGTCGGGCTCGTGGCCCACGATCTTCTTGCTGGACCCGCATCCAAGGAAGCCGCACATGGGGATCTGGGTGCAGGTGACCCCCAACGACGACTACGACCAGATTGACGAGATCCTGTGCGACGGCTCAGCGGAAGACCTGGCAGCGCAGGTCTATGCGCAGGAGCAGGAATTGGATCTGAACGTGGTGATGCGGTTCATGGATCCGAACATGGGAGCCACGGGAGCCCGCGCTGCGCTCGACCGCGAGATCACCTGGCAGGACGAGTTCGATCGGGCCGGGCTACCACTAGCCCTGGCCGACGACTCCGGCGTGGGGCGCAAGCGCATCAACGACTCGCTCAAGCCCGACCCTCACACGCTGCGTCCCCGGATGCGGATTCACTGGCGTTGCTCGAAGACCATCCATCAGTTCAAGCGGTTCGTGTGGGATGACTACCGGCTGAACCTCGAGAAGGATCAGAAGCAGATTCCCAAGAACAAGGACGACGATTTCCCGGCGCTGTGGCGGTACTTCCACAATGAGGATGTGACGTTCCAGCAGGCCAATTACGGGGCGCCGATCATGCGCCACGGCCGGGAGGACACCGCCGCCTCTCGGGTCCGTCGCGCTGTGGGTTGAGGGCGACATGGAAGGACATCGACTGAGCGTTCCGTTGGATCTGTTGCGTCGGCTGGCGCTTTCCAGCCGGGAGGCGGCCAAGCTGCTCGACCATGCCGGGCAGTGGAAGCAGGCCGGAGAAGCGGAGCAAGCGGCGATGGAGGCCGACGAGGTAGCTCTGCAAGAGATTTGCAGCGACCACCTCGACAACTAGGAGGAGCGATGTCCCAGGTCACCTCGTGCGACGGCTGCGGACAGGTTCAGGGCGAGGAAGAGACGTTCTTTGCCTATGGAGTTACGGAGACGCTCGAATACTGTGTGGAGTGCTGCGGGTTGGTGGATTCCTATCTGTGCGAGCGAGACGAGCTGCACACCCGGCTGGCCGAGGAGTTTCAGGACGACGTGCAGGCTTTGATCCATGCATGGCTCGCGGATCGCCCCAATGGGAAGCTGCCCGACTTTCGGAGAACCAAATGAGCAAAGTACGAAAAGTTGAACGCCTACCCATATATTACGTTGAGTGGGAAGATTCTGAATCATGGTCCGGTTGGTCTAAGAAAGATAGATTCCCAGAGTCTAATCTTTGCACGACGGTTGGATTTCTTGTTGCGGAAGAAGAACGATATTTTTTATTCGCTGGTTCCAATGATGGAATAATTAATGGTTATGTAAGCGAAGTGATGAGAATTCCTAAGGTGGCAATACGAAAGAAGCGAAGAATTCGGTATCCCGATGGTTGAGCAAGCCAGATTGGAAGCCCGGATCGTATGTCCCACCTGCAACGTAACCCGGTTTCGCCTCTACTCCACTCCTGCACAGGGCAACGGCTCGGGGATCCGGGCGAACCGACTGGAGCCGACGCCGATCGGCAACGATCACAAGCAGTGCTTCCGGTGCGGGACAGCGCTGGAACGGAGGGAGGCGTGAGGGTCCGCGTCTCCAGCACCTCGACCGGCACCAAGATCGGTCCGCTGATGCTCACCGATCCGACGCCTGTGGTCGCTGCCTATTCCATGCGGTTCGATGACGAGCTGGTGCTCGCGGATGCAACAGCCGGGGCGTTCACGGTGACGCTGCCGGATGTGACGCTCGACGCGCGGCCGTTCTACGTGATCAAGAAGGTCGACGCCGTGGCGACGGTCACGGTAGACGGTAACGGCAGCCAGACGATCGATGGCGCACTGACCGTGGACCTGGCTTCTCAGTGGGATTCGCTGCTGCTCGTCCACGACAACGCGGCCTGGTACAAGGCATGAGAAAACGCGCCGGCTGCTGCTCGCTTTGCGATGTCGAGGTATTCGAGGTCGGCGATCGGAAGCCTAACGGCGACCCGAAGCAGATTCTGGCTCCTCTCGAAAACGCTCGGCGCTTGACGTTGGTTCTTTGGAGTGGCCACACGGCCAATTTGACCCTGTGTGGTGAGTGCCAGCTGACGCCGGATCGGATGTCGGAGATTCACGCGACGATGGTCGAGGCGCTTCATCGCGGCACTCAGCACCGGACGATTCCGTTGGAGCCCGCGGCGGCGGAGACGGAACGACGGATGCTCTACATGGCAACCCAGGACATTCCGATGGGAGTCCTCGAAGATCGTCTCTGGACGGAGGTACGCTGACATGACCGCTCCGCCGATCACTGCCCCGAAGCGTGAGCGGACCCGCCGCAACCGGCTGCGTAAGAAGAAGCGCGAGCTGGCCGAGCGCGTGATCACGTTTGCCAAGGACGACCGCGACGGCCGCAAGGACACGCGCGAGCGTCGTCTTCAGCTGCAAGCCAAGCTGCGGATGTGGCAGGAGCGGGTGGAGAACCTGCCCTGGCCCGATGCCAGCAACGTGGCGCTGCCCGACATCGCGACCGCAAGCTTGATTGCTCAGGACTCCCTTCACAACGCGGTGTTGAGTAGCCGGCCTGCTGTCACTTCCAAGGCCGTGAGCCCGGGGGGTGAGGATTCTCAGGATCTGATCGACGACCTGCTCGACGCGCAGTTCTTCGTGGAGCACGACGGCGAGAAGACGATCGAGGACATGGCCCAGAACTTCGTCGAGGAGGGCCACACTCAGGTGCTCGTGACGTGGGTTCGCGAGAAGCGCTCGATCACGGATGTGCGAGTGCTGTCTCGGTTGCCGTTCGAGGTGGAGCCCGCCCAGTGGTTCCTCGAGCAGATCGGCAAGCATTTCACCCAGGTTCCGGTACACCGAGAAGATGAGGACGGCTGGGATTGGCGCATAGAGGAGGAAGACGGCCACGTCAGTGTCAAGTTCTATACCCGGCCCAAGGACGGCAAGATCGAGATGTTGATCAAGCGGGACGTGGTGGTGCATGACGGTCCACTGCCGATTGTCTACGAGTACGACCGCTGTCTGTACCCGCCGCGCAGCAAGAATCTTCAGCCGCCCACCCCCAAGAACCCGGGCGGGGCGCCGCATGTGATCTTCGTGGATCGCCCCACGGTGGACGAGGTGAAGCGGCTCCAGCGCAGCGGCTTCTACGATTTGATCGGCCCCAAGGACATCAAGAAGATCGAGAAGGCGGCGATGGACCGCACCGAGGATGACGAGGAGCGGCAGAAGGATGCGTTCCAGGGGGTGGATGACGAGACGCCGATCAAGGAGACGAGCCAGACCCGGGTGACCCGGTTCCTGTGCTTCGATCGCTTCGATCTCGATGGCGATGGGCTCGACGAGGACGTCTGCTTCTGGGTGCTGAAGGAGGGCGGCTGGCTACTGAAAGCGCGGCCCATGACCGAGCTGTATCCCACCAAGGACGGAAGGCGGCCAATTGCGGAGGCAGCGTTTTTGCCCGAGGCGGGGCGCCGCGAGGGGATCTCGCTGCCGGAATTTCAGGAGGCGCTCCACGACATCTCCAAAGCGACCTTCGACCAGATGGTGGACTCCGGCACCCTGGCGAATACTCCGTTCGGCTTCTATGACCCGACCGGGAACATGAAGCCCGACGTGATCACGATCTATCCGGGTGACCTCTACCCGATGCGCAACCCGCGGCAGAACGTCCACTACCCGACGTTTGCGGCTCAGAGTCAGACGTTCGGCATCAATTTGATGACGCTGGTCGACAAGATGGATCAGCGGCTCACGGTCTTCAGCAACGAGCTGAACACCGGACAAGTGCCCAAGGGCCGGGCCTCTGCTCTGCGAAACGTGGGATCAATTGATCGGATCCAGCAAGCGGGCGAGGCCCGTCCCGAGCGTGTGCTGCGCCGCTTCTTCACGGCGCTGAAGCAGATGTTCTCGTTGATGCACGAGTTCAACGGTTTCCTGATGCCGCCGGAGAAGCAGTTCACGCTGGTGGGCTATACGCGCCCGCATCAGAATCCATATCGCAAGGTGACAGCGTCGCAGGTGAACCGCGGCTTCGTGTTCGACTTCACGGCCAACGTCAAGAACGCCTCGCGGGGTGCTGCTTTCGAGCAGCTCCAGCAGGCGATGGGCTTGACGATCCAGGCGCTGCCGGTGGAGATGGGGATCACGCAGCCCGAGAATGTGTACCGGCTGCTGTTCGACGCGCTTCGCAAGATCGGCTTGAACGAGCCGCAGCGCTACATCAGCGAGCCCACTCCAGCCAGCAACCTGCCGACGATTCTGGCGGAGGAGGCCATCGCCAACCTGCTGATGGAGCAGGCGCCGTTCGGCGAGCCGTTGGAGGGGGCGCAGCCGCATCTCGAGAAGCTGATCGAGTTCGAGCGGGATGATGAGCAGTTCGCAGCCATGACCCGGCGCGGCGCGCAGATGTTCAAGATCTACGCAGAGGAGGTGGCGCGCAAGGCGCAGGAAGAGAAGCAGCTGGCTGCGCAGGCGGCGCAGGCGGATCAGTTCGGAAATCCGGTAGGCCCTTCAGGACCGCGACAGCCGCAGGCGCCCGCTCCGGTAGATGAGGGCAACCCGCCCGTGCAGGGTGCGGAGCTACTCAACGAAGAGCTTCAGGAGGGTGGCGGATGAGCTTGAGTCGGGAGGAGTATCAGGGGCGTGTGGATGCGGCACTCAACGACCATCACCGCCAACAGGCACGGAAGGTCGAGGCGGCTATCTACCAGCTCCGGCAGGCTGAGGTGCCGATCACGAAGCTGACGCAGGACCCGAATTGGAACTACTACCTGTCGCTTCTCCAGTCCAAGATCGAGGAGTCCACCATGTCACTGCGCGCAGCGCAGGAGGACCGAACGGTGGACTTCAGCCATGCCGTGCTCGCAGAGCGGCGGGCTCAGGTGTTGGCTTGGCAGGCTCGGATCGACACGCTCGAAGAGGTGCTTCATCTGCCCACAGACATTTTGTCCGGTGCGAAGGCGAATGTTGAAGAGGGTTGATCTCCGCTGCCCGAAATGCGGCCGACTGCTTTTGCGTTTCGCGCCAAGTGCGCGAAACGACATAGAAATCCGTTGCCGCGGCTGCAAATCCTGGGTGCTTTTGGAAGGCTTCCACCTGTCGGTGTCCCCGGGTTCGGTTGACATGGCGAAAAACATGGCGTAATGGACTGATAGAGCAGCTTTATCGCGCGCCCTTGAGCGCCTACAACAGGCTGTCGGAACTCGCGGTTCCGGCGGTCTGTTTGTCGTTTGAGGATCGGTGGAAGCGGCTCAGGATTCGCCGCCCGAAGCGGCAGCGCAGTCGTCAACCCGCATCGACAACGGGAGGGAGTCTCATGGGTATCGGTGGTACAGAAAATCCGGCAGGTGCTTCTCAGTCCGAGCCGGGAGACTCCCAAGAAAACTCGATCCCGCATTCCCGTGTGGTGGAGATGGTCGGGAAAGCCAAGGACGAGATGCGAGCCGAGAACGAGCAGCAGCTCCAGGCTCAAGAGCAACGGCTTCGCGCCGAGGCCGCCCAGATGATGGCGGCCCGGCCCGAGGCCCAGCCTGCCGTGACTCGCGAGTCGCTCACCCAGATGGTGAACGAGGGCACGATCACGCAGACCCAGATGGACGTCGAGCTGGATCGCCAGCGCGCCGCACAGATCGAGCAGGACATCGATGCCAAGGTTGAGGCCAAGGTCAGCGAGCGCGAGACGAAGAAGAAGGTTCAATCGGAGTTCGACGCCTACCTTCAGGCTATGCCCTCCATCAAGGTCCGTACCAGCGACGAGTTTCGTCGGGCGGGTGTTGAGATGAAGAAGCTGATGGATGAAGGCCATCCCAACGATCTGCGCACCGAGGTGCTGGCGATGAAGCTGGCCTTCGGTCCCGCAGAGGCGCTGACACGCAATCCGAACGATCGCGAGACGCACGAGGATGGCGCAGGTGGGGATGGAGGAGCTGAAACGAAGTCCTCGACCGAGGAGCCCGGCGGCCCGCCCAAGGGTCTCGATGCGCGTCGCAAGGCGTACTACGAGAAGGAGATCGCCCGCGGCATCTACACCGGCTGGGACGATCCGATGGTGGTGAGCCAGATCAAGCGGGTGGGTGCGTGAGTCAGACCCTGATCATCACTCCGCAGCAGTTCAACGAAGCACAGCGCCGGATCGGTTCGGCCACGCAGCGCCGGGAGCGTAGGGCCAAGTACATCCACGAGCGACAGCAGCGGGCGAAGCAGGAGCACGAGCGGCTGGCCCACCCGGGTCGTCCGGCTCGCCGGGCTGAGGGCGGCTGGGTCACCGACATGGCGGAGTGCAAGAGCGGGATTCTGCTCTGCCGCAAGTGCTCTCCTAAGTTCGATCCCGAGCGGTATCACTACTACCGGACGACTGAATTCCTCGTTCACGGTCCCTGCGATGGCTGCAAGAGCTACTCGCCGCCGGGGCAAACGACTTTTTTCATTCACCAGAGTTTCGTGGGTCAAAAGCACGGCCAGTGCTGGAAGCCCCGATAAGGAGAGGATCATGGACATCGCTTTCACGATCGGCGGCGGCGGGCTTCACATGCGGAATTACCAGATGGAGGCCACAGCCATCAACAACGGAGTTCCGGTGATGTCGGACGGTGACACGCTCAACACGTCGGGATGTCTTCCGGTTTCGACGACCAGCGCACTCAACTGCATTGGTCTGTCCGTGGACCAGAATCGCACGGCGTCCACGCTGGCGCAGGTCGCTGCCACGGGCGGGGATCTCAGCGACGGCAACAACGCTTCGTTCGTCAAGGTCTGCATCAACCCGGATGCGGTCTTCCGCGCCAAGCTCAGCGGCGGTGCGACCGAGGATACAGCGCTCGGCGTCATTACGCAGACTACTGCGGATGCGACGGGACTCGCCCTTGCGGTTGGCTCGAGCCCCACGGTGACGGACAAGGCCGTGGTCTGGGGCTACGAGGGTGCCAACGTGGGCCATTATCGCTGGTCCGATGAGGCGAGTTCGGTGCTGATGGCGTTCCCGAACGACATCGCTGCGGGCGATACGTTTTTGGAGGCTCTGGGCTGCTTCATCGGTTCCAATGACGAGGCTCCCACGCTGTCGGCGGCCTTCACTCAGATCGCTTCGCAGACTACGGGCGGGACCAACAGCAACTTCATCGTGCTGGATCTCGAGCTGAGAGATGTCAACGACGACGGGCGCAACAACAGCTTCGCGCTGCTGGTGGCGTCGGATCATGCATTTGGAAACGCCGGTATCGTGGCCTAGTACGAGCCGTTCATAGGAGAGCAACATGACAGTTCCGCACGTTTCAGAGAACTTTGGCGATCTCGTCGATCCGCGCTTCCAGGATGTGTGGAACGATCGGCTCGCGCAGCTCCAGGACAAGATTCCCGAGCTGTTCAACTTCGAATCGGCAACGAAGACCACCGAAGACATGCGGTTCACGCAGGTCGGTACGCTGGACGACTGGAACGCCTTCTCGGGCACGGTCGACTACGATTCGGTGTCTCAGGGGTACGACGTCACGACCACCCCGGTGGAGTTCACCAAGGGTGTTCAGGTCAGCCGCAAGCTGTTCGACGACGGCATGTACCATGTCATGGACCAGAAGCCGAAGGCGATGGCGACGTCCTACATGCGGACGAGGCAGAAGCACGCCGCAAGGCTCTTCACGATGGCGTTCTCCACGGATCCGTTCTTCTACAGCCATTCTGAGAACGTCGCGCTCTGCTCCAATTCGCACACCACGACCTCCGGTGCGTCGACCACGAATGGGTTCGACAACCTGGGAACCGCGGCGCTTTCGGCCGTATCGGTGGCGGCGGCTCGGATCCAGATGCGCGGCTACCGAGGAGATCGGGCCGAGCGGATCCATGTCATGCCGAACGAGATCTGGCACCCGCCCGATCTCTTCGAAGTGGCTCAGGAGATCAACCAGTCTTCGGGCAAGCTCGACACGGCGAACAACAACGTCAACGTCCATCAGGGCCAGTACACCCTCCACGACTGGGAGTACATGAGCAACACCAAGGACTGGTTCATGGCCGACTCCGTGCAGCGGTCGGACAGTCTCAAGTGGTGGGACCGGGTTCCGGTCGAGTTCGCGCATGTCGAGGACTTCGATACCCTGATCGCCAAGTGGCGCGGGTACGCCCGATACTCGTGGCTCTACATCGACTGGCGCTTCATCTTCGGCAGCAACGTCGCGTAGTCGAATGTCGCAGAAACATTGGACGATTAAGGATCCCGGCCGAAACGAGCGCCGCGCTCGCAAGGCCGAGATGGCTGAGACGGAAGCGAGGGCTCGCCGTGGCCGCGAAGAAGACAAGCCGTCGCCGGCCCCGGTCGTCATCGAAAAGCCGGCGGCTCGTGGCCGAAGCGTCCCGAGAGGTGGAACGAAACGAACCTGAGATCGTCGCTCACACGCGGCGAAAGTTCGGGCGGGAGCGCGCCGAGAAGCAGAAAACCGCCATCAAGCTCGACAAAGCGAGGCGGCGGGGAGCACAGATCCCGAAGCGTCGGAGGAAGCGTTGATGGCGAATCGACATTTCAATAGCCAAGTCTCTCCCAAGAAGGCTCCGGGGAAGAACACCCCGTCAGTCAATCACCGGGGTACGGACAGTCAGCCGATGCCCGAGCGCACGGCGAATTGGCCGGGTTTGCCTGGGGGTACGCAGAAGAAGGATCGCGGGGGCGGTGTCAAGAAGTGCAAGTGCCACCCCTCGAGTGAGGGGATTTAATCAGTCGCTGCCCGGGCCGGGGGCGCGCGGCTCTCGGGCGATAGCGCAATCGTGCCAGAGGAGATGAAAAGTGGGTTACTTGACGAAGTACGGGACTGCGTGGGGAGCAATTCCCCAAACGGCGGGTCGTGTTATCTGGGTGGCTCCGGCTGCCGACTACACCGTCGAGGGCCGGTCTTACACGGCCAGTGACGAGAACGACGGACTCTCGCCCGAGCGGGCGCTTCGGACTATCAACCGGGCGATGGACAACGTCGTCTCTGCCAACGTGGGTGACGTGGTCGTACTGCTTCCGGGCAACCACGTTCCTCAGAACACGGCAGGCACCGCGACCTCGATTGCGATGGACACAGCGGGTGTGACCCTGATGGGGCTTCCCGGCGGAACTGGGAATTTCACGCGGCAGAAGACGGCGATCGTGGGCACCACGCTGGCGGGGGATCAGGCGATCAATGTGACCGCAGCCAACTGCGAGATCGCGCATCTCCATTTCGTCCCCGTGACGACGGACAGCGCGATCGACGCTTCGGCCGATGCCGACTACCTGCACATTCACGACTGTTCGTTCGACATGGCAACGGCAGCCGCGGATACGGGCACCATCGGGATCGACTTCATCGGAGCCGCTTCCGATGTCTTGATTCAGAACTGCTACTTCCATTCGGATGGCGCGCAGGGCGCGGCGATCGTGGCGGGAGCGACGGTGGGGTGCATCATCCAGGGTTGCATCTTCCTTGCCTCGGCGGGGACGTGGGTATCTTGCATCACGCAGGCCGCTGCGGGTCGACGCCTCATCGTTCGCGCCAATGAGTTCAACGCAACGTCGGCGACGATCACGAACGGATGTCTCGGAACCACGAGTGGTGACGTCGACCAGGCGTATTTCACCATGAATCATAACTCGGTTGGTGTAACGAAGATGGTGGACGGTTACGACGGCGGAGATGCCGTGATCGCCGTCAACTACATCGGCACCATCGGCACGGGTTCTGGTGGAACGCTTGTCACGGTGACCACGTAATAGGAGTCTTCCCCCATGCCCGAACTCAGCACGGAACCGAAGCCCGTAGGATACTTGCGGACGCAGCAGATCGAGGAGCTGAAAGAGGACAAGCGCTATCTCGAAGGTCAGCTCAAGGATCCGAACATCCAGGAGCGCGGTGATGTGATGAAGGCGCTCCGGCGCCTGGATCATCAGGTGGCGACCCAAACAGCTCCGATTCTTTCTCCGGAAGGTCGAGATGTTGCGGAGAAGGAGCGCAAGGAACTCGAGGCGGTCATCAAGGACAATCTGCTCTCTCACGAAGAGATGCGGAAGAATCCGGCCGGTGCGGTGGGGCGCTTCAATCGGGGCGAAAACAGCACGCGTATCAAGAACGCCATTCTTCGCTGGAAGGATGTGCAGAAGATGCTCCACCCGGGAGATCCTGATCCGGACCTCTGCAACGTGGAGCGCCTGCGTTCGTCGACCTCGCATCTGGGAATGCACGACGCCCAGATTCCGGGGACGGACTACCACTTCGCGCCGCCTACGGATGCGTGGAAGCAGCGGTGGGACGAGACGTTCGGAGACGCGACGCCGCAGGAGATTCTCAAGCGGCAGGAGAACGTGGAGCTTCGACTCAAGGCAATCACCCAGAGGCTCGATGCAGCCGAGGCACTTGGCTCCGAGCCTGCCGCGGGGTCGGGGCAGGAGGCTCCTCGTCGTAGGGGGCGGCGTGCGAAGTCGGGCCTCGGCCTCGCGGGCTCCAAATCGTAGGGGGTTTCGATGTCGTTTCCGTACATCTTCGAGAGCAATTTCGAGCTGGGGTCCAACGCAGACTGGGATTCTCAGAACGCCGCTGTCATCGACTTCCCTCACTTCACGGAGCTGGCTCGGTTTGGAATGGCTCCGTACAAGGGGGCCTACTGCTTCCGCCAGGTAATGGCGGGAACCGCGGATGATTGGCTGGTGGAGGCGGATCTCGATTCTGCTGCGACGGCTCGCTGTCAGACGCAGTTCTGGCTGTACTTCTCGAACGACTTCACGGCGACTGCGAACGATACGATCAATCTTTTCGAACTCAAGGCGGCTGGCACGGTCGAGGCGACTTTCGGGTTTCGCGTTGTAGCTGCGACTGACGTCATCAACCTGGGGATCGGGGAGACGGCTCCGACTTCGTGGTCAGCGCAACCGCTGGAGCGGGGGCGGTGGCACTTGATCGAGATCGACGCGCTCAATGATCAAGGAGCGAACGACGGCACTATCGATCTCTACGTGACGCCGGATCGATCTCCTTTCACAGCCAGCTCGGTCCATGCAACTCAGGTCGGCAGTTTGGATCAGGGTGCGATCACGCAGGGGCTCTTGGGCGTGCAGGGTTCGCTGGACACCACCACCGGCACAATCCTGATCGACGAGTTCAAGTTCGACGGCGACACGGGAAGTCCGACGCGCACTCAGATGGACCTCGACCGCTGGAATCCGGAGATCCGGATGACCAAGAGCGGTCATGCCTTCGTCGGCCCTGGGGTCATCAACAACGTGACCCTGGTGGGAAACGGCGCCGCCTCCCAGGAGCTTCGGCTCTGGGACACCGACCGGGCTCGGTTCCCGGCGACCGGCGCGTCCGGGGGCGGTTTCGGGGCTCCTCGCATCGAGCTGCACACCACGGGTACCAGTGAGATCGTCGACCCGGCCTCGATGCCGCTTCGGGTCAACCAGGGTTGCTACATCGAGCTGGACGACGACGTGGATTCCAGCGCTCTGATCCAGGTTTCGTTTGCCTCGGCTTGGGGCTCCGAAGCCAATGTGGTCCGTTACGGACTGTCGAGGTCGTAGTTATGGGAACGATGGCAAAGATTCCTGCACTGGCTGCGATTACCGACCTGACGTCGTTGCTGGCGATGCTGACGGACCCCAAGAAGTACAAGGATGCTGTCGGTCAGCTGGAGAAGCTCCGCAACGAGATCAACGATCGGATCGAGCTGGTGGGCAAGGTGAATCAGATCGAGCGTCTGCGGATCGAAGCTGAGAAGATGGCGAACGAGGCGGCGGCCACGTTGAAGACCGTGACGGAGCAGATCGAGAAGGACAAAGCCTACGCGGAGAAGTCGATTCAGGAAGCCCAGTCTCGGTCGATGGAGAAGGTTCAGGCAGCTCAGAAGAAGCTGCAAGCGGATCAGGAGTCGGTGAGCCAGCGGGAAGCGGCGGTCAGAGCCCAAGAGACGAATCTCACGGGGCAACTGGCTCAGGCGGAGTCGGATCGCAATGCAGCGGCATCGGACAAGGCGCGCGTTGACGCTCTGATGTCGGAGTACAAGAACAAGGTGGCGCTCATCGAGGAGACGCTTGGGCGGGTCGCGTGAAGTTCTTGGTCGTCAAGGTCAAGGCGAACCGGAGCCGCAAGGGGAGCCGGATGATCTATCCGGAGCCCTTCAACGCGGATGAGGTTCATCGGTCCATGAAAGGGCCGTTGCTGTACGAGGGAGGGATTACCCAGGGGTTTGGGGACGACAGCGAGGAGTGTTTGATCTTGCTGACGGACGATGTAGCGGACAAGTACGACGCCAATTCTCGGAATATGCGGATCCTCACTCGAGTCGAGGCGGAGGCGTGGCTATCCAATGCGCGGAGCATCCAAGCCCAGCCCCAGGAGAAGGTCACGGACATAGACCGGATGCACTCGATTCAAGCCAAGGTGGCGGCGCGCATTAAGCTCAGCAAGGAAGATCTTAATGCCCTGGATCCCGATCATCCGGTAGTGGGTATCAATCGCAGGCACAAGACCGTGGCCGCGATCTTCAAGGTGTAGAGAGTAGCGATGGCAATTTCTCAACCCGACGGACTTGTCATCAACCACGGCTTGCTTTCTGGTGCTTCGTTCGGCGTTGCCTATGACGGTTTTTCAGATGCTGTGCTGGACACGGCTGCGTACAGTACCGGCGTTCGTTTGGGTGGCGCGTGGGACGGGGAGGATCTACTCACGGTAACTTTTGGGGTGCCTCTGGTTGCGAAGCATTTTGGGTTTGGTCCGCTTGTGGATACTGCCTTTGTCACGCTCGGATACGACGCTTCTCCCTACGGCATTGATTGGGATGGAACCAATCTCGTGAGCACGGGTCGGGCCAACGGCAATGCGTATCAGCATGTTGGGTTTTCCGCGACCATCAACGACACCCTTGCTATCGGCGACGCCACAATCTCGGACTGTTCTTGGAATTCAAAAACGGGGAACTTTTCTGCCACGATCGACTCGGCTAGCACATCGACCATCAATCTCTACCAGGGCTTCAGCATCGTGTTGCTGGACACCATGATTCACGGTCAGGCGCTCACCTTCTATATCGCGCACGGAGATGACGGAACCAACTATTACCAGGCGGGTCTGACTGTCGGCGTGAGTCATATCGCGACGAAGTACGTGGGATTCACTTCCGTGATCGACGATCAGTTTGTTCCGCCCGCGACCTACGGTCTGGTTCAGGGATGCTTCTGGTATCCGCCCGTGGAAACATCGGGCACCCGCCGCGAGCGAGCCAGCAAGGCTCACTACCGCAGCACGATGCGGAGGCGTCACTAGATGGCCGCCTCGCCGAACGAAAGCCCGATCACCTTTCAGGATCTCTACGTCGACCTGATGGGCCGGCTGCGTATGGACGCGACCAACACCAAGACGATTGCGAAGGCCAAGCGGGCGATCAACACGGCTCTGATGGACATGCACGTCGGCCAGGGGGAGAAGTTTCCGTGGGCCGAGCGACAGGCGGTGCTTGTCACGCAATCAGCCTGGACGTTCACCGGGACGGCCACGGCAACTCAGGGCAGTGCCACGCTGACCCTCAACGACGCCACCGACGACCTGACCGCCGATCGCGACGGCAACGGGATCTACGCCAACGCCGAGCCCGGCACCAAGTTCATCTTGGCTGGCGATACGACCCAGGTCTACGAGCACCAGATTGCGGCGGCGGCGCAGACCAGCACGATGAGCTCCGTCTACCTCGGGACTACGAGTGCCACGGCCAGCATCCGCGCCTACCGAGACGAGTATCCGCTGGCGGCCGATTTTCTGAAGCCGGTCGATATGCGCAACTTCGGGGATCATCTGAACTTGCCCCTGATCGACCGGATCCGGTTTCGGCGGCTCTACCCCAATAACACCACACCCGGGACGCCGCGCGCGGCGACGCTGTATGAGCGGTACGTCTATCAGGCGAGCCCTAACGCGGAAGACCAGTACCAAGTCAAGCGGATTCTGTTCCACCCGCCGCCTAATGCTGTGATGCAAATCCCGTACAGCTACGTGACGAACTATCTGGCCGTAAACAACACGGCGACGGATGGCGGCGAGGCGCGGATCTCGTTGACCGAGGACGACGATGAGCCGATCATCCCTCGTCAGATTCGGACTGCGATCGTCTACCACGCGCTGGCTGACTGGTACCGCGATCGTCGGGATGATCAGCGCTCGGCCGAGGCGCGGCAGCAGTACGTGGAGATCGTGAACCGGGCGATTGCCGATGTGGAGGTGACTTCTCCCCGGCCGCGCTTCCGTCCGACGCGGGCTTACTCGGTTCGGGCGAAGCGGCCGTGGAGCGGCTCGGGGCGCTTTGATATCGGCGGCCGCTTCGATCGGCTCGAGGATCTGTAGTGCCGAGCAATCTCCAGAGCATCCTCCACACCTTCGGTGGGGGCTGGGCGCCGGATTTCACGCCGCTGCTCAACATCGGCCCCAGTCAGGGCGGAGTGGTGGAGATTCCCTATCTGACCGATGCGGAGAACGTCCAGTTCGCGCTGGGCGGTGGTCCGCGCAAGGTGGGGGGTTGCGAAAAGCTCTACGCGGCGGCTCTGGAGGGCGGTGCGGCTGTTCGTGGGCTCTTCGATTATTGGAAGATGGGCAGCGGGGGCTCGTCGACCCAGAAGCGAGTGATGCACATCGGCACCAAGATCAAGAAGGACGATGCGGATGGGACGTTTGTGGATTTAGGAACCTTCACGACTATGAGCGCAACCTCAATTCCCAGTTACACGGTGTTTGAAGATGCGCTGATCATTGCCCAGACCGGCACCGACACGCCCAAGTGGTGGGATCAGTCCACAGCACAGGCACTGGCTGGGAGCCCTCCGAACTTCGCTTTCTCGGCGGCGCACAAGAACCGGGTCTGGGCAGCGGGGGTCGACGCCAATCCGTCCCGACTTTACTACTCGGTGCTTCTCGACGAAGAGGACTGGACTGGCGCAGGCAGCGGCACCATCGACATCGATCCCAACGACGGCGATCGCATCACGGGGCTCATCAGTCACAAGGATGAGCTGTGGGTCTTCAAGGGGCCGAATCACGGCAGCATTCACCGGATTACGGGCTCCGCTCCCACGGGAGATGATGGCTTCGCACGGATCCCCTTCGTCTCCGGTCTGGGTGCTGTGAACCACAACGGCATCTTCCGGTTCCGGAACGACGTGGGCTTCATTGCACCGCAGGGCCACGTCCACTCGCTGTCGGCTACGGCAGCCTTCGGTGATTTCCTTGTGTCGTCGCTCTCGTTCCCGCTCAACAACTGGCTGCGGGATCACGTCAACAACTCCGTCATCACCCAGTGCTGGGCAGCGACGGATGAGGTCCGAGGCTGTGTGCGCTTCACGCTACCGATCAACGGCAGCTCCGCCCCCAACTTCATGGCGTGCATGGACTATCGACGCAGCGGGAGCAACGGCGCTCCCGATCCGTGGTGGACGGCAGAGCCGGCGCACGACTGGCCGGTGGTGGCGCGTGTACTGGATGCCGGGAACTCGGATCTGCCGATCTTGATGGCGGGCGGCGACGACGGCTTCGTTCGCAAGATGGACAAGCCCAACCGGACGATTGATGCGGGGTCGGCGATCTCGGCCAAAGTGTTCACGCCGAGCCTGACTTACGGCAGCGGTTTGCACAAGAAGAAAATCTACGTGCTGACGATGGGGCTGGTCCCCAAGGGTGCCTTTCCCCTGACCGTGGGCTCGAAGCGGGACGATCGCCCGGCGCAGAGCGAGACGATTACGCAGGGGGCGGGGGGTGACGTACTGGGCACACCGTCTCCGGCCCCGAGCAACATCTTCACGCTGGATACATCGACCTTGGCGGGCGCCAGCGTGGCCCAGAAGAGCATCGAGCTGGAAGACTGGGGTGAGTTTTCATCGATTCAATATCGCTTTACGCAGAGTGGGAATGATCAGGATATGGAGATTCAGGATTTCTCTACATTGCTGGAAAAGGGTGTGATTTCGGTGGAGGAGCTGTAATGGCGGTTTCCGCATTCAAAACGTTTGTTGCGGGAGAGGTGCTTCCGGCCTCAGATCTCAACAGCTCAATTGCTCAGCTGCTGGACAATCAGGACGCACTGGGTTGGCCGCGAACGACTTCGGCGGCGATGGCGGGGTTTGAGCTATTCCTTGATGCAGATAGCGATTCTTCGATTACTGCGGACACGGATGATGAGATCGACATCAAGCTGGGTGGTGTGGACGTGATGAAAATCACGGGAACAAGACTGACTTTTCTCGGCGAACGTGTGACCACGGTGCGGACGTTGAATCGTCTCGGTCTAATGGGGATAGCATCCAAGGTGGCGGATCTGGAAGGTCGGCTTATCAACGTGAAGCATGACGGGATCTTGGAATACCAAGTCTTTTCGTAAGGAGTGAATCATGGCCGGAACCGTAGGCGTTTCCAAGATCCTGTTGTCGGGTAGTACCAGCGGTAAAGGAATCAAGATCGCAAATACATCGACGACACTGCACACCGCGATTGCTACAGCGGATGGACTCGATGAATGCTGGATCTGGGCATACAATTCCCACACTGCGGATCTACTCATCACCGTGGAATTCGGGGGTACGACGGACCCCGACGAGGTGATCGAATACACGGTTCCGTTTGATGACGGACCTCATCTCGTTGTGCCTGGTTTGATTCTTGCCGGTGGATTGACTTTGGGGGCGAAGGGTGGCACGACGAACCTGATCGTTTGCTATGGATACGTCAACCGAATCTGGACTGCGACGGCGTAGATGCTGCCGAGAATAGTCGGTAACTGGACGCGTTTGGGTGCTGCTTCTCGGCAGAGAACGACCCCTCTGCCGAGGAGCTACCTAACTGGTCTGGGTCTGACCCGAACATCGGCGGATGTCATTACGGCAGCTGTCGGGGTCTGCCGCGATACAGGCGACACGATGAATTTGGTTCGCACGGCTACGCTTGCCAAGGACATCACAGCAACGTGGGCTTCGGGCGGCGGGAACGGCGGTATGAACGACGGCGATGCTGAGGGAGCTAGCGAGTTTTTTGCTTTTCATTTGCTGGGGAACCCGGTGACAGGGACAGTGGACGCTGGGTTTGACACCAATGCGGATGCTTCGCTTTTGCTGGCAGATACAGCTGTGATCGCTGCGGGCTATACCAAGTACCGCCGAATTGGCTGGGTGCGAACCAACGCAACGCCCGACTTGATTAACTTCATTCAAGATGGGGATCTTGTCCAGTGGTTGGATTTGTCTGCGAACGGAACGGACATCGATAATGCGACTTTGGATGCAGATCCTGCTGTCGACACCGCATTGTCTTTCGTGCCGGCTAACGTGACTGCCATCCTTAATGTTTACCATCGTGGAGCGGCAAGCACTGGAATTTTGGTGTCAGATCCTGGGGTTACAGCTGAGCTTCCCACAGTTGGCTTTGGCACCGGAGGCCCGATGCCAAATGTGGGAGATGGAACCCTAGAAGCCAATCAGCTTCATGTGCGAACCGATGGCTCTCGTCAAGTGAAAATAGGCGGGGATGCCAGTATCAATATAGCGATTACTTCTGTGGGCTGGATAGACCGCCGAGGCCGCGATGACTGAGTTCAAGATCGACACGCGCCTCGCCCGCAACGACGAGGGGGAGATCGTCAAGGCTCTGGTCGAGACGGCTGGGTTCAGTTTCAACGACTGGGAGATCGACTGGAGCGAGATCCATCCGCACTGGCTGATGGCGGAGTACCAGGGCAAGGCGGTGGGGGCGATCCAGATCTGTTACGGGAAGCCCGTCGGAAGGCTCGAGATGCTGGGGATCGATCCTTCGATTCCCAAGCCGCTGCGGGCGGCGGTGGTGTTCCACATCATCACGTTCGGTTGCCTGACGCTCTACGAGTACGGTGCGCAGGCGGTGTCGGGAATGATCCCGTTCTCGATGCCCGGTTACAAGAAGTTTGCCAAGAAGCACGGGGCCGTCGTGATCGACAGCGGCAATATCGTGCTGAGGAGAGTGCCATGACCGTTGCCGGCGGGGGTGCCAGTAAGCAGCAATCCAGTCAGAAGCTGGCGAAGCTGACCGGGAGCGAGAAGAAGTTCGCCGCGATCAACTTGGAGGCGTCGAAGGCGTCTTTGCAGGCATTCCTGGGACAAGCCCAGTTCCAACGACTTCAGCAGGGACTCGCGTCGGGGTCGATCAGCGAGCTAGGCGACGTGGAAGATTTCTTGAGCGCGATCCCGGCGTCCGAGCGCGCCGAACTGTCCGAGGCGGAATTTGGTCGAGCCCGTCAGGGGGTCGATCTGCTGGGCACGCTGGCCGGGCAGGAGCAGGCACGGATCGAGGGCGGGATCCCGACGGGACTCACCCCCGAGCAGGATCAGCGGATCGGAGCCGCAGAAACGGCTGCGATCGAGGCTGGGCTCAACGACATACGATCCTCATCGAGTGATCAGCTCGGAATCTTGCGCGAGGAGTTGGCTCCGGGGCTGGGTCTTCGCTCGACGGACAGTCCGATCCTCGACCGCGGCGGGCTCATCGCACGGGAGGGGATCCGGGCTTCTCAGAACTTGGTCTCCAACGTCCGCGCGCAGGGCGCGCAGCAGCGACTCCAGCTGCCCCAGCAGGAGCGCCAGCTGGGACTCTCCGAGCGCGGCTTCTCGGCTGGGCTGGGACAGGCAGCGGCGAGCACCGCGGAGGCGTTCCGGCAGCGCGCGTTCGAGAACCGACTGGCCCTGACCGGGCAGGCCGGCTCTCAGGGCCTCGGGCTCGCGAGCAGCTTCAACACCGTGGCGGCGCAGGCGGCGCAGCGTCCGGATGTGCTGACCCAGAGCACGGGCAAGTCGAAGAACGCCGAGATCTCCTCGATCAAGTTCAAGAACCTGTTCGGCCCGATGCAGACCCAGGCGATCCTGGCTGCGGTCCGCGCCCTGGCTCTGCACGAGTGGCGTTACAAGGGGCACACCACGGACCACGTCGGTCCCACGGCGGAAGACTTCCAGGCGTCGTTCAAGGTCGGTGATGGCGAGTCGATCGCCTTCATCGACGCGATCGGCGTGCTGTTCGGCGCCGTGAAGGAACTGGCCGCCGAGGTGTCCGAGCTTCGAGAAGCGGAGGCGTAGATCATGGTGCTGTATGCGTGGCTGGGGGCTCTGGCTTCGATCGGCTCTGCGGCGGGTGCCGTGGGGGGTGCTGTGGGCAGTGCAGCGGGTGCCATTGGCAGTGCAGCGGGTGCTGTGGGTGGCGCGATCGGTAATGCCGCAGGAGCAGTGGGCGGCGCGATCGGTGGTGCTGCAGGAGCAGTGGGGAATGCCGTCAGCACTGCCGGCAGCGCGATTGGGAATGCTGCGTCTGAGGGAGCAGGGGGTTTCGTGGACGCGGCTCAAAGTTCGTTGGACTCGGTTGCGGAAGGCGTCGCCGATGTCAAGCAGTTCGCCACGGAGAAGGTCGCGGAGAGGCTACCGGAGGGCGTAGAAAACGCACTCAACACGACCAACGACTTCCTCGAGACTCCGGGTGGACAGCTCCTCACCAGCGGGGAGCCGGTGTCATCCGAGCCGGAGCCTCTTTCCCTGGCTCCGATCGCGTCCGCTCCGGGAGGCCAGAATCCGTCGCTGCTGGGTCTGTCTACTACGCCGCCGAAGTTCGTGGAGCCGTTCCGGATCCCGCGGAGGTAGGTCATGGCGACGCCGGAAGAGCAAAAACGCATCGGGTTGGCGAACGATCCGCCCACGGCCAGCACGATCGCCGGGGATTTGGCAGCTACGAACGCACTGCCTACGAACGAGCCCCAGGCGGGCTTGGCTCGGGGGGCTGCGACCGAGGCGACGGCGGCTCAAGCAGAGCAGCCGAGCCGCGGGTCCCGTATCGCGACGCAGCTTCTCGATCTGCAAGCGCAGCTCCGGGGGCAGCGTCGTCCCACGACGATTACCCGCGAGCGGGAGCGGGATTTCAAGTTGCGGGAGGAAGCGGGGAAGCGAGACGCAGCTCGGCTTGACATGATAGAGAAAGCAACGGCCCACAGCCGGATCACGGAAAGCTTGCAGCAAGACGTACTGAAAGGAAAGCTGGATTCGCAGTACGACGATTTCTCCTCAGCGTTCGGGGATACCTACAACGAGTCTCTGACGCTGGAAGGTCAGGAAGCCTCGATCACGAAGTTCTACGCTGACGGCAAGGAGCGCGGATACACGAAAGAGTTGCTGGACGCCAGCGTGGCGCTGGTTCAGTCCAACGACCGAAACATCGAGGCCAATGCTCTGGGCGGGCTCGAGATTCAGGCGGGGCGGGCTATCCAGTTCTACCAGGACATGTTCCCGGCCAAGTTCAAGAAGATTCAGGAAGGCGGGATCACCATCGCAGAGATCGCTGCGATCAACGACCAGCTCCCCGACCACATGCTGGACGAGAACGGCCGCCCCGTGGATCTGCGCCTCGACAACAAGAGCCAGTTCCCGATGCTGGTCCGGGCTCTCCAGAAGGGGTTCCAGATTGCCGGGATCGACAGCACCGCACTGACCAAGGAGCGCGAGCTGGAAGCGATCAAGGGCGGGAGCGCAATCGACGCCGTAGGTGCTCGGATCGGCAAGCTCAATACAGGGGATTGGGAGCCGGAATCGCTTCAGCGATTCGCAGAGTCGGTGCAGAACGATCCCAATAAGGTCGGGAACTATGAGGAGTTGGTTCCGATCAAAACAAAGGACGGGAGGCCGGATCCGAAGACGGTACACTCGATTCGGGATAAATTCGGGGATGACTCCAAAACATTCTCAGAGGCTCAGACCCAATTCAAGTCCTTCATGAACATATTGCAAACGGGTCCGGGGTCCAGTGGTGCGGGTGACGTGGCAACTACGTACAGCTTCATCAAGTACCTGGATCAGAACTCAACAGTGATGCCCGCGGAATTGAAGCTGGGGCAGTCGATCGGCAACTTGGCGCAGATGACACTGAACCAGTTCCGTCAGGCTTACTCCGGTGTGCGACTGGACAATACGCAGCGCGCCGGGATGGAGATGGTGGTAGAGGCAATTTTCCGGGTCCACCTCCAGGATCAGTTCCGGCGCGAGACGTCGTTGACGAAGTGGGCCAACCATCCCGACATCAGGATGGCCCCGGAACTCATTGTCGACAAGGATCTCATGGATCCCAACATGAGAAAGGCGATGGAGGCACTGGCGGATCAGCCTGACATGACTACGGCGGAGCTGCCCGAGGGCTTCGATTTCGATCTGGGTGCGCTGCTTGAATCTGGGAAGCAGTAGTGGGCCAGTCCGAATACAAAGCAACCACTCCGCTGGGTCAGGCTCTTGAGGGTCAGTCCAAGCTGGACACCTCGACTCAGGGCTCGGTTTCCGATCAAGAGGCTCCCGAGGATCTGGGGCGCAGCCGCAAGATCGCCAAGGCTGTGGGTCGCGTTGCTCTGGAAACCGGAGCCGGGATTACAGCAGCCTACCTAACAGGCGGTGCTACCGCTCCGCTGACGGCGGGTCGCATCGTCAGTGGCGTGAATAGGCTCCGTCAGGTGGTGCAAGCCACTCGCGCCACCCGTCCCGTGGCTGCGGCAGCCGGTGAGGCGGCAGGCTCCTTGGCCTCGGAAAGCTTTGATCCCAGTGGAAGCGTGGGGGGCGCAGCGCGGTCGGCTCGGAACGCAGCTCTCTTCGGC